GTGGTATTGTTCTATTATTTATAACATAGTTAAGTGTTTCTCCTTCACTTAATAATGTTTTAAAATCTAATACTTGTAAATCACAAAAATGTGGGTGTCTTGGATTTAAACTTATGTTTCCTGTGTTTTTAGCTACTCCACAAAAGATTAATGTTTCTGTATTATCATCATTTACTATATATATTTTACATTTAGAATAATCTTTTGGGAAATAATATCTTGAAATATAATCTTTATCTGTTTCCCATGATAATGGGTAGCAATTCTTTAAAATTACAGAAGAAGTAGTTAGCATTTCTTCTTTTATTTGTATATTGTTAGTACATACTACTTCTTCATTATCTATAAATATTCTTATCATTGTCCTGCACCCCAGTTATAATCATTTTTAGCACCACCAGAGAAAGTTTTTATTTGATTTACTACTTGTCCTAATGGATCAATTTCCATATTATTATTTACTATAACATTTGTTTGTGGACTATATGTTGAACTCATATTTCCACTTATATTTGGTTGTAAATTGAATAATCCATTTATTGTGTCTTGAACTTGTGATTTCATGTTCTCCATTCCATTTTCTAGTCCAATCATATTCATTTTACCAATCCATTCAAATTCAGTTGAAGGAGAATGAACTCCAAATATTCCTTTTATTGCTTTAATAACACTTGAACCAAATCCCTTTATTTTATTTATAATCCATTGAACTTTTGAATTAATACCATTCCATAATCCCATTATCATATTAATTCCTATTGATAATAGTTTACTTGGCATTTCTATGAAGATGTTATATAACTTTTGTCTTAAATTTGATACTTGGTTTCTTAACCAATCCCATATTTTTAATATACCTTCTCCAAATTTTCTTAATAATTCTGTTCCTATATCTCTTGCCTTTGGGAAGTATTCTTGGAATGTTTCTCCAATACTTTCTCCTATGCCTACAATTCCCTTTATAATTTCTGGTAATGACATTACAATACCTTTTAATAATCCTATTGCTAATTCAATTCCACACCATATAAATAATGGTAGATTTTCTATAATAGCAGGAATAAGGTCTATTATTGCTCTTATTAATGTAGGGAATAAGTTTGGAAGTGATTTTGCTAATGCTTCGGTAAGATAAATAGTTGCTTTTATTATTAAATCTAATATAGTAGGTAATAATTCTGCTAATGAACTTATTGCCTCTACAACACCATTCATTAAAGTAGGAAGTAAGTCTGGTAGTATTTCTGCTACTGATACTATTAAAGTATTTACTGCTTCTATTAATGGTGGCAATATTTCTTCAATCAATCCAGGTAATTCTTTAATAATTGATTTTACTAATTTAGGTAATGCTTTTGCAATTCCACTTATTGCCCTTACTATTACAGGAATAATATTATCTACAAATGTAGTAATTGCATTAGTTAATTGATCTATTAATGTATTAACATCTTTTCCTTTTTGTGATAAACCACTTATGAAATTACTCCATGTTGCTTTTACCATGTTTAATGAACCTAAAATAGTTTCTGTTGCTTCATTTGATGTTTTTTCCCATACACCATATTCTTGTGCGTAATGTTTAATAACATCAATAATTTCATCATTAGTTAATTCTTTAACACTTTCTATATTTCTTGCTAATACACCACTTTTATTGGCAGCTTCAATAAATCCTTCTTGTGTACCTTTAATACCTAAATTAAGGTTATCTAGGTAAACAAATGAACCTTTTAACGCCCAATTTATTGCACTTTGATATTGTTCTATACTACCACCATAAGTATTAAATAAATCACTCGAAATTTGAAGCATTGTATTAGTATATTCTATTGCGTCTGCATTTTCACTTAATCCTGCATTTACAAGTGGGTAAGATGTTTGGAATGCGTTAAGATATTGGTTTTGTGATAATGTTAATGTTTTATAAGCATTCTCACTCTTTTCAAGTATGTTTTGCATTTCTTTTGAACCTTCTCCAAATAATGAAATTAGTCCACCTTCTAATTGTTCGAATTCTGCGTATGCGTCCACACTTTGTTTTACTAAATTAGCTACTGCGGTACTTGCTACACCTACTGCGGTCGCAGCTATACCAAAAGCAGTGCCTACTCCTGTTGCTAATCCTTTTAATGTTTTCTTGGCAGTTGAAGTCTTTTTATCTAAATCTTGTGTATCGCCTTTAAACTTGACTAGCACTTCTGTGTTATTCATGTTTCCTCCTTTCTTACATAATAAAAAAAGTGAGGTTTATTTCTTCCCCCCACCTTAAAGGATTATGCAGATGTAATCTCTGTTGCTTTTCCTATTAATTGCATTTCGAATGAGAATTCGCTTTCGTCCTCTGCGTTTCCTCCTAGATCACTTACATTCATTGATACATTTGCTTGGTAAGTAGTATATTCTAATACTCCACCACTTGCACCACTTAATAAGTCAAATTGAATTCCTATATTAGAGAATTGAGATACTTCTCCGTCTCCAATAAGTGTATGAACTTTATCTAATATTGCTATATCTCCTGCGTTGTTTACATCTAATTTTAATGTTCCTGTTAATACAACAGAAGCACCTGTAATTACTTTTCTTTGTAAAGCGTCGCAGAAAACATAGAAATCTTTTTCTTCTAATTCTGTATCTACACCTACTTCACTAGTAGTACATATTGGTGTATATACTGGGTTTTGTGAAGTACCTGTGTTAATAGATAGGTTTTTGATAAGTTCTCTATTATTTATGAACCAGTTATTCATGTTTTCTCCTTTCCTAATCTATTCTATTTATTATTACTTGTAATGTTAGTGTATAAGATACTCGCCTTATATCACTCCATTCAAGTGTTCGTGGATTACTAAATTGTTTTATTAGTATTTGCCACTTTTGTGTTTCTTTTACATTTTTATCATTTGTTATAGTCCAATCAAAGTATATATTATTTCCTATTAGGTTGCCTATATCTACACTTAAATTCTTACAAGTTTGTATATTATCTCCAAATATATCTATTGTGTAATAGTTATATATTGGTTCTGCTTCATAAAAGACTACCTTTGAACCACTTTCTTCTTGTACTACAATTACATTCTTATCTTTATCATAGGTGCTATATTCTGCTCTTACAATAAAGTTGTTAGTAATGCTTCTTAAATAGTCTATTAATACTTTATTTTTGTTCTTAATATCTGTTTCTGTCATTTTATAACTCCTTTTTTGCTCTTTCTATTGCATTATTTAATATTGTTGCACCTTTTCTATCAAATGCTGTTTGATACCATTGTTGTATTGTACTTTTATTAGTCCATTTAACATTATTCATTTTCCATACATATTTAGCATAATCTACACCTGCTAATAATCCATATTCGTAATTTCCTGTCTTTGTTATAGGTGTTTTTATTTCTTCTTGTTCTAGTTTTCCAGTTAATCTTGGAAATCCACCTACTCCTTTGACATATTCACGAGTTAAGGAAGCAGTGTTATATACTACTTTGTCTTTAAATGTGTTAATTTGTTTCTCTGGTATGTCTTTTGTGATTTTTATATCTAAATATATCATTTAACTGCTAATATAATATTTGCAACCTTATTCCAAATCCAATCATCTTGTACTTTTAAAATAGAGTATCTATGCCCGTTTATTATTAGTTCGTCGCCTTCTTCTACTGGTGTATTTGCTTTTACTATGAAATACCCTGTTGCTTCTGGTACTGAATATATACCAAATTTAATGGATTGATCTACATTATAAGGACATACTTTAATATCTATTTCGTTTTTGTTTTGGTCGTCGTAATAATCGTTTTCTAATGTGGTTCTATTGTTTTGCACTAATTTAGCTTTAAAACCATTTACATTAAACATCTTTATTCTCCAAATGGAATATTCATATTCATATTATAATTTAATGGAGAACCTCTAAATAGATAACCTCCATTACCTAACATTCTTAAAGCATTTTTGGAAATATCACTTATTAGATCACTTTCCATAGCACCTGCTTTAATAGAACCTCGATTATCTAAACATGGAATATCATATTCTAATATAAATCTTAATTGTTCCATACTTGCGTTTTTAATTGGTGTAGGACAAGTATCAGTAGTCCAATTAGGATTACGATACTTGATACCTACTTGACTATATATCATTTCACAAGCAATCTCAATTTGCCATAATTCGACATCTTGATTATACTTGCTTTTAAATTCTTGAATTGTAAAGAAAGTCATTTCAAGACCTCCTTTCTTACTATGCAGATACTTCTTCTACTAGTTTAATAATTGCATTTGGTTCTACTACTTTTGCACCAAACATGATGTTTCCTTCCATTACATAATAACCTGGGAAACCTGGGTAGTTATTGTTGTATTCTACGAAACTATCGAAGAAACTATCTCCTACTACTGCTAATGGGTTATAGAAATAACCTTTAACTCCGTCTAACATAGTGTCATTGATAGCAAATATTTGAATTCCATAAGCTTCATCAACAACACCCATATCTACACCTTTAACTCCTACTTCTGTTTCATATTTAAGAATAGATGTTAAAGAAGCACATAATTTAGCGTGTTCTGTTGCAGATAAACCTAGTCTATAATCACTATAAACATTCTTATTGAATAGGTTTGCTTTTAATCCATTTAATAAATCGATATAATCTTGTTGAGTTGCTGGATCCCATTCTGCTTCGTTAGATACTTCTGTTGCTAACATTCCAAATCCATAAGTATCTACTCTTTTAGCAACGCCTTGATCTTTTTTATTCATAGCGTCCTCTAATGTGTTAATAAAGTTAGTTCCAGAAACTAATACTGGAATTCTAATAGAATAATCCATTGGTAAAGCAGTTAAATCTACTTTTGTACTAGAATAACCTAGTAATCCTGGTGTTAAAGCAGATGTAATTTCTTTTGTTTCTCTTACATTGATTGTTGCTTCACCAGATTTAAGAACTTCTATCATTGGAGTTCCTGTTGTTCTAATTTCTCCTATATAGTTAGGATTTAAAAATTTGTAAAATTGTGAGTTATATAGTAAACTATCATAAATTCTTTTAGCTACTGCTTGTAAATCTAAACTATAAACTCCGTCTTGTGTATAATTCATTATAATTCTCCTTTTCTTATTTGATTGTTAATAACTCTTTTAAACTTGTTTTACGAGTTATATTTGGTTTTTCTTTTTCTTTTGTTGTTGAATTAAAATTAGGTTCGTTAGGTATATCTACCTTTGGTTGTTCTGGTTCTGGGAAATATGTTGCTTTATACTTTTCTTTTATCATTGAAATTGCTTTTGCGTCATCTTCTTCATCTTTAAATAACGAATTTCTTAACGCAGATATTTCTTCTAAATTTTCTTTTTTGAACCCCTGACTTACCATTTCAACCTGTAATTTTAATCCTTTGGTGTTATTAGTTAGTTCTGTATTTCGTGCTTCCACATCATTGTAAGACTTTTCTAGCTTGTTATATTTTTCTTCAAGTTCCATATAAGTTGCAGTGTTTTGTTTTTGTGCTTCTTGTCTTGCATTTTCTACTTCTTCACTAGATACATAACCCTTTCTAATATCTTTTTCCAATTTTTCTAAATCTAAATCTTCATTAGTTAATTGGATTTCTTTGTTTTTGAGATATTTAGTAATCTCCATACTTTCCTCCTATTGTCGACATATTTAGAAGTGCATTATAGAAAGTTTATAGACATTCCTAGTCTGGTCTTGCATTATCTATTTATTGGTACTACTTGCCTTTTTAATTCGCTCGTAGGTAATGCCTTTTGTAAATCTCTAATCTCTTTGTTGATTTTATTTCTTTGACTATTTAACAAATCTACTTCGTCATAGTTTCCTAAATACTCTTGAATTTTCATATCTGTTCTTACTTTTTCTTTTTCTAGTGTTAAACTATTTACTTTTTGTCTAATATGGTATTGTTCTTCTAATTCCCCTTTTGAATATCTTGGTTTCTTATAGTTTATGTATTTATCATATAAAACCAGAGTACATTTACAATTAGGGTGTAGTATATCTCCCTCCTGTTCTTGTATATCTCCTATTAAATCTATTACTTCTTCTTTTGTTAATATCTTGTTTTGGTGTTCTATACAATAAGGACATGAAAAACTATGATAAGGTATATAAAATTGACTATAACCCATTAAATCTCCGTCGCTCAATGTTGTATTCCAACCTGCACGAGTTAAATTTGTATTATGGATCATACTTTCGTATGTACTTAATTCTACATCTCTTATTTTCTTTCCTGTTGTTCTCGAATAATAAGGTACTATTTTATCTGTATATTTTTGAACTTTATATTTCAAATAATCTTCTTTATCTACTTTATAAGCAATACTTTTAGTTGAATTATTATATTCTCTTTCTTTTTGCTTTATAAATCTTTCTTCTACTTCTAATACTACTGCTATTGGGATTAATTTTAATACTTCCTCTACTTGTTCTTGTGGTATGTCTTTTCCTAACATCTCCATGTTTTGTGTATGTATTAATTCCTCATAACCCTGTATTTCTTCTTCCATAAAAGAATGATCTACATCTTGCCATAATTCTCTTACTGCTCTATTAAAATAAGCACTATCTCGATTTTCTTCTAAACATTGGAAAAATAATTCTTTTGTTTTGTTTTGTAGTTCTACATACTTTAAATTTACTTTATATACGCTTTCTGCTATATTAGAATTCTTCATAATTTATCTTATAATCTTCTCTTTCCCCTTTATACGCTTCTGTTAATAGATTGGCGTCTAATGGTTCGCTTATTAATTTATTTAATATTGGAGTAATGATTTTTGCTCTTGTTTCATAAGGAATAGACATTGTTCTTTGAATTGCTTGTAATGTTCTTACTTTCTTCTCATCAGTTAGTTTTTCATTATCTCCATAATCCCAAATTAAATCACTTGGAATACGCTCATCTTCTGGTGTATTTAATTGTTCTTGTAGTTTAACTATATTCTCTAATAAATGATTAATTTGTGGTTCTATTTGTTTTTTAATAGCTTCTATTGTCATTTCTGTACTATTCATTGATAAATCTATACTTGCTACATTCTGGTATGCGTCTTTTTCATAACCAAATGAAGCAGGACTTAAATTTGCCATTTGAATAACTTGATAATCACAAAACTTAAATGCGTCCATATATTCATTTACTCTTAAATTACCCTGTAAGAACTCGAATACTGCGTGTTCTCTATCTCCTGGAAGTAAAGTAAAGTAATCTTGCATATTACCTACATTTAAAGTTCTTATATCATACATATTACTTGGTTGCCATTGACTTGATACATCTCCACTTTGATAATGTTGT